CAGCTGGCGCACCGGCGTCCGGTCTCCGAAAATGTCCGCAATCGTCCTTTTGGCAAACTATTTCGGCGTAGATCCTATCTGGCTCATGGGCTATGATGTCCCGCAGCAGGACCCTCCAGACGTTGTGCCTCTGTATTCCGCCGATGAGGCGGAGCTGGTAGCGCTTTGGCGTGGGGCGGAATTGAGTGCCCGGGAGATTGCCCGCGAAGTCCTGGCGAATCATCAGAAGAAAACCGAAGAAAAGCAGGCATGATCCTGCCATTTCACGCACAGTACATCAAGGAGTGATACCATGCCGCGCCAAACACTAACCCAGCGGCCGGACGGGCGGTTCCGGTGCAAGTATAAGGGCCAGGAATTCTATGGCGCTACGCAGAAGGAAGCGCTGGCGAAACGGGACGAATACAAAAAGCAGCTGGCCCTGGGGGAGCAGCTGCGGGAGCGGGGAATCCTGACGGGGGCGTATTGTCTGCGGTGGCTGAAGACGTACAAAAGCCAGGTGACGCCGGCGGTGAAGGGTGACTATCAGCGGCATATCCGGCGTTTCTGCACCTTCGCGCCGGACGGGGCGCAGCTGGGGGATCTGCCGCTGAAGGATATCACCGCTTCGGATATCAAGGCGTATTTCGATTCCCTGGCCGGGCTCTCGTTTTCCTCCGTCCGGGGATATACGGGCACGGTCCGGGCGGTGTTCCGGGCGGCCCTGGCGGATCGGGTGATCCTCCACGATCCTGCCCAGGCGATTGCGGCGCCCCGGGCGCATAAGGGGTCGCACCGGGCCCTGGAGCCCTGGGAGATGGAGCTGATCCGCACTGTGCCGCACCGGGCGCAGCTGGCGGCCCTGGTGATGCTGTATGCCGGCCTGCGCCGCGGGGAAGTCCTGGCCCTGGATATCGACCGGGACGTGGACTTCCAGCGCGGCCTGCTCCACGTCCGGGAAGCGGTCCGCTTTGTGGGCCAGCACCGGCCCGAGCTGGTGGACCCCAAAACGGAAGCCGGCGCCCGGACCATTCCCCTGTTCAAGCCCCTGGCGGATGCCCTCCGCGGGCACCACGGCCGCGTCCTCTCCTCCGCCTCCGGCAAGCTGATGACACAGTCCGCCTGGAAGCGCTGCTGGGCCTCCTACATGAACGCCCTGGCCGAGGCCCGCAACGGCTCCACCCGCCGCTGGCACCAGGGCGAATGGCGCCCGGTGAAAATCCGCGCCCATGATCTCCGCCACACCTTCTGCACCCTCCTGTATAACGCCGGCGTGGACCTGAAAACCGCCCAGCGGTGGATGGGCCACGCGGATGCCCAGGTCACCATGCAGATCTATACCCACCTCACCGCGGACCGCGCCGCCGCCTCCACCGCCGCCATGGATTCCTACCTGTCCGGGGGTCAAAACGGGGGTCAGGAAAAATCAGCGGCCCCTCTATCCCGCGCCATATAAGGCGCCGAGCCTCCTCCGCCTCTGTGCTTCGGGACCAAAAGGCCGCGGGTTCGAATCCCGCCACTTCGACGCTCTCAAAGCCTTGTAAACACTACGTTTACAGGGCTTTTGCTTTGCTCTCCAACTTTCCCCGTTTTGCCATTTTGACCCCCATTTTGGACGGCTTTGGGGGTCAAAGCGGGGGTCAAAAAAGCCCGGCTTTCGCCGGGCTCCGCAGCCTTAGCGCTCCATTTTCTCCGCAAGGCGCTGCAGCTCCATTCGCGTCTGATCGTCCGGAGCTTCTTCCATCATTTCCCGGATCCTGTCCGAGAGGCCGCTGCTTCTGGCATAGCGGCCCATGCTGTCCCGTCGGTAGCTATTGCGGTAGGACCCACGGCCAGCGCCATCGTCGTATGCTCTGGCATATCCACGGCCCATGCCATCATAGCTCCGCCGGCTCATGCCCTCATAGGCAGCGCTATATTCGTCCTCGCCCTCCTGGGCCTCGCTCATGGCCATTGTGCCTTTCACGCTTTTGATAGCGTGGGTCAGCTTGTCCACGTAGTCCAGGTCTGCCGCTGTCATCTTCCCGCCGGCAATGCGCAGCTTTTCGTTTGCCTTTTTGAGCTCATTCCCCAGCGTCTCGCACATTTCGTGCATCTCTTTGCTATAGTCCATTTTGTCCTCCTCATGCCACCCGGTTGATCGTCAGATTGGCGTTTTGCAGCTGGATAACAGGTGTCGGCAGGGTCGCCGGGTCCTCATCCACCGCCACATACCGCACGGAGAGCGTGAAGCAGCAGCCCTTCGGCACGGTGATGATTCCCGTAGAGGTGACATTGCCGTACACGTCCGCCGCCGCCGGGGTGAAGATCGCCCGGCTGGTCAGCCGCGGCTCACCATTCACCGCCAGCGACACCGCAATCGGCGACACGGCTCCGCCTGTGGGGATTGCAATGTTCCCGTTGAACGTCACCTGATACCGCGCAAAGCAGTTCGGCGTGATGCCACGCAGAATAAAGATTCCTGTCTCGTCCTCGTGGTAGACATAGCCGCGAGGGCACGGAATGGATGCCTCAAAGATTGCGGGCTGATTCAGTGCAATCAGCTGCTCCGCGTTGGCAAGATATTCTGCCATGGTATCCCCCCTTTACGCCACGCCGCCGCAGCCGCAGCCAACGTTCTGCCCGCAGGTGAAGATCGGAGTGCGACCGTATACGGGAGTGCTCGGAACGGGGCAGGAGTTCAGCCGATTGTACAGCGCGTCCACCTCGTTAGAGAAGCCCTGCTGGATAAAGGCGTTCTGCGCGGTCTGGGATTCACGCAGGGTCGCCATGTTCAGCTGATTCTGCAGGCCAATATTCTCCCTCTGGGCCTGCGCCAGCTGGTTACGAACCCCATCCAGCTCCAGGGCGCACAACTTGTCGAGGATGGCCTGCGTGCCGCGCGTCTGCGCGTCGATGATGTCCCTGGTGTTCTGCATGGACTGCGTGCGGTCGGCGCAATTCTCGGTCGCTACGGTGTATTTAAGATCAGCCGTAGCCGCGCGATTGTCGCAGCAGCACTGCGCCAGCTGCGCCTGCAGGGCATTCATTCCGGCGGTGTTGGCCGTCTGCGCCGCGTAAGAGCGCTCCATGTCTGCGATCTGGTTGGTGTACATCTGCTGGGCAAGCGCGTTCTGCGCGCCGGTCACCGACGCAGTCACGCCCGCGAAACCGCTGCAGAGCTGATTGCTGATCCCGTACACACCGTCCCGGATGCTGTTGATATTGCCATTGATCATCTGGTCGCGGAAACCGTCGTTGATGTTCTGGCTGTTGTTCATCCATGGATAGAGTTCACCGGCGCCGCCAAAGCCGCCGAAGCCATTACCCCAGCCGCCCATCAGGATGAACAGCAGGATGATCCAAAACCCATTCCCACCGAAGCCGAAACCATCTCCGCCATTGTTCGCCATAGGCGTCACAGGCATAACCATGCCGTTTTCATCAGTAAGTGCCATCTTTTACACCTCATGTGTTCATATTGATCTACCGTCTGCGCGCCGGACGGTTGGATCCTTATTTAAGGCCGATCATCTGTTGCAGCTGCCTGGCCATCTGGTAGGCCTGCTGGTACTGCTGCTGGGATACCTTCCCGGAACTCAGCAGCTGCTGCACCTGTTGCTGCGGGTTCCCCTGCAACGTTCTGGCGAATTGCTGAAGCCGCTGCACCAGGTTCCCGCCTGTCTGCTGCCCCTGCGTTCCCAGGTTCTCGAAAATGCTCATTCCTGCGCCTCCTTGCCCTGCAGCGCGGCCAGCCGCTGCTCCAGCTCGTCCCTCGTCACATAGCCAGTCAGATCCAGCGGTTTCTCTTCCTGCGCCGGCGGCCTTCGATCATAGAACACGGTGTTTATTTGCCCCGTCACCGATGCCGATTTCACCGCCAGGAACGTATCATCGTTTGCTACAAATATCTGTGTAGATCCCGCCGCCACCGGGAACTCCAATACGGCCTTTTCACTCGGTGCCGGGAATACCTCCGCCATTCTGGATGCCGGCATGGGCTGTGCCTGCTGCTGATAGGGCTGCTGATACTGCGGGTAAAATTGCGGATAGCCCACCGGAAAACCGTTGTTATAAGCCATTTTTAGTCCTCCTTTGCCCAGTAATAGGCCACCGTCTCCATGCTGCTGTCCCAGCTGTCAAACAGGATACCGTCCCGGATCGTCGCTACGTGGCCCCCTGTTGCCACCACGTAGATCCCCTCCGGATGATCCTTGGCAAATTCCTGGATCGTATAGCAAGCCGGGCAGCTGTTCGGCACAGCATGCCGGCTGAAACCTCTTTCTCGCAGAACGGCGCCCCATACCGCATCTGAACTCGGCATATCACACATGAGATAGCCGTTTGAACTTGTCTGCGCGTAGGCCTCCTCCCAGCTGATATCCAGCGCCTTGGAAATCGCCCGCACAGAGCAATCGCCCACCATTCGGCCCGCCGGGTTCGGGTTGTAGAATTTCCACATGGCGTGCCCTCCTTTTGTTTTCAGCATACAAAACATGGCAGAAAATCACGATCAATCGGATGGCTGACTTTTGGCCTGCTTTTGTATGGTTTTTGATAACAAAAAAAAGCTGCACTTGCAGCCATAAAAAATCCCCGCTTCATCAGCGGGGGATGTGTTTCACTACGCGCTCTGTCGCTTTGTATACGATGCTTTTTGTTTGTTGAACAGAAAGTCCGAACTCTTCCGCCAGTGGTTCATAGCAGATACCATCCAGCAGCCTGCGTTTGATGATCTGCCTGTTCCGCTCTGCATTGGGCCCGATGATCCATTGATCAATCAGTGCTTCGATCTCGTCCCTGGATAGGTCCATCCGCAAAAGGTCCCGGCTCACTTGGCCTTCACCCGTCCTGTGCCGTTGCAGGTTTTGCATTTTTTATACCCGGTGTTTCCGCCCGTTTTTCGCACCCGTTTTTTAACGGTCACCCGCTGCTTCGCCATAGGTTATATCACCATCATTCCCGATGTAGTTATTTGTGCCAGTGTCGCTCTGCTGTTCCACGGTGGTTGTGATGTCCTCGAATTGGTTTTCATAAACAATCCAGCCGATATTCGTCAGAACGAACGCCATGAACACGATGATCAGCAGCACCCAAAGGCGTCTGTTCACGCGCTCCATTCGGAGCATCTCGCCTTCGTGGGCAAAATATGGAATCATGATCTGCTCTTTTTGCATGCTTTTCACCTCACTGTTCCATTTTATCGGGCGGTTTATTCATCACGTCTGGCGCTTCCTCCTGTACCTCTTCCGCCGGCACCTCATACCACCCGCCAGCAGAATCCGCCAGCCCCTCCCCCAGAATGTACGCCAGGACGCTGGCCGCGCTGAGGATCAGCGCCCCCAGCTTCTCTGCCTGTTCGGCGCTCTGCCCCAGGTAGATCAGCAGGCCGGTCACGAAGCCCACCACGGCCATCCAGAGTTTGCGGCTCGTCAGCTTGCGCACCCAGTCGATTTTGTTCATGATTCAAGCCTCCTGTCATAGATTGCCTTGTTCTCGAACTTCTTGTATGCGTCCAGATACCAGGCGGCGCGGTCGCCGTCATAGGTCAGCTCGTAATACATGCCGTCGAACAGGGTTGTTCCGATCAGGTATTTTGCGTTCTGCAGGGTCTTGCATTTCCAGACGATGAAAAGATGGAACTCCGGTTCCGGGTCTGACTTGTCCAGATGGTCAAGCACATACTGACGGACGATATCAAGCGCAATGTTGTCCATAGCTCCTCCTTGTGTACAGTTATGCAACCAAACTTGCAACCAGTAGCAAGTTGGTTTCAAGTTTCCGGGCGCTCATGCCTCTCCGTCGGCAGCTGCAGCATTTGATTCCTTAATCCGGTAACCACGCCGTTCCCGCCCAGGGCATGATACGCGTTGTACATGTCCTCGATGCTCGTCCGGGTGTTCACACTGCACCAGCCGTCCCGGAAAGCGTTTTCACAGTCCATTGTGATCTGCCGCCGCAGCAGGCTCCGCATGCCGTCCCGGATGGCCTCATGCTCGGCCCGCTCCCGTTTCACCTGCCCTGCCAGATGCCGGTAGAGCAGGCCCAGCCCGGCAATGAGCAGGCCGAAGAGCCACTGCACCCAGTATTTTATAATCCAGTCAAGCATTTGGCGCACTCTCCTTCTCCGCCTCCGCCAGCGGGCAAATCTCCAGGATTTTGCGGTACTGCTCCCAGGTCACGCCCTCAATTGTCACCCGGTACGTGGGCTCTTGCATTCAGCCCACCCCCGTTTCGGCGGTGATGGCGTCCCGCAGCTGCTCCCAGAGCTCCCGGGGCAGGGTGACGCTGATCATGCCCGCCTCGGACGCGTCCTCGCTTGGCGTCATGGGCCGCAGGAATTTGTCCATCATGTACCCCTGTTTGCTGCCGTACTGCACCGGCCGCCAGCCGTCCTCGGCATCCCCGGCAAGCACGGTCGTCCCGTTGGGGATCTGGGTCAGGGTGCTGCCGCTGGTGGACGGGACGGCGCGAAGCCGCACCTTTTCGCCAGGCGTGCAGCTCACGATCATGGTTGTTTTGCTCACTGGTATCACGCTCCCATACTCCACGGCCTTCAGGCGGCCCACGGCGTGCCACTTCTCAATCAGGTCACGGCTGAAGCCGCTCTTGACGCTTTTCGCGTTCAGCACGTAGCGCCCGGACGAATCCACCAGGCCGATGTGATAAAAATCGCGCTTGTCGCTGCTGTCCGCGTACCGGGCAGGCAGGTCATACCCCGCCTGGCCCGGCGTGCGGAACTTGAAAGCGGCCATGCCCGGCTCGGCGTGCTCGATGCCCTGCAGGCTGCTCACGTAATTCCGGGCAATGTTGTTAGAGCCGTGGGCAATGCTCTGGCCGAAGGTTTTGTAGGCGTACACAAAAGCCCCGGAACAGTCCACGCAGCCCTTCCGCGCCGCGCCCCATTCATACGGCCAGTGCTCGCGGTACATCTGCTCAAAAACGGCAATCAGGTCAGCTGCAGGAATCATGGTCATCCCTCCCCAGCTGCACGATGCACATCAGCACCACGCCGGTGATAACCCCCAGAATCCACCAGAATGCGGCCATGATTATTCCTCCGTCCAGCCGTACACACCCGGCTCCCAGACGTTGCCGTCGATGTCGGACGTCCACACGCTGCCGTTGTGCCGTACCCGGTCGCCCTTGTGATAGGGGTTCGTGCTCTCCGGCTGCACCCATTCGGGGATTTCGCCGGGGTCGGGGATCAGCACCCGCGCCCAGAGGCTCACGGCGGTGTCCGGTGTCCAGTCGGCCTGGCTGGTGTGCGCTTGCAGGCAGGCGTACAGGATGCCGTCATGGCGCACCCGCTGGCCTGCGGTGTAGGCTGCGGCCTCCCGCCACGCGGGGAAAAGCTCCACTCCCTGCAAGGCGGCTTCGTCCGGCAGACTGGCGGCAGCGGCCTCGATCAATGGGCGCAGCGCCCGTGCTTTGTCCTGCGGTCTCATTCGCTCACCCCCGTCAGGATGTCAAAGGCTTCGGCCTTGTCGGCCTCGGTCGGCTCGATAGACTCGCTGCTTTCCGTGTAGGTTTCTTCTTTTCCCGCCGGAATAACCACTTCGTCGAAAAGCTCCCCGGTTGATTCTTTCCGCACCTTAAAGCCGCCATCGGAGTATATGCGATTCAGTACGGTGCCAGACTGCAACACCTTATACCGTTCCTCAATAATCAGCGCCATTAGCTTTCCTCCTCCATGCAATCAGCATATGCACTCCAGTTTTCAGCGGCCTGATACGCCGAAAGCGCCCCCGCAGGCACATAAATTTTTGTGCTAATGCCGTTAAAAGCTGAAGTGCTGCTCGTTAGAGTAGGCGGCGTCGATGCCTGCATGTGGATTTCCAGCACGTTTATGTCACGGAACGCCGCGTTGCTGATGCTGGTAATCCCGGCAGGGATTGTTATGGGCTGCAAAGACGAACAGCCCTGGAAGTTCGATTGATTCAAGTGCTGCCCGGCAAGTGACGGCAGTTCAACGGTTTTGAGCAGCTTGCATGCTTTGCACCATAGCGTATTGTATGAGAGGTATGTGCAATCTCCGGCATATACGACCGTTATGTTGGATTCATTGAGGAACTCCGCCGATGCAATTCCCCATATGCCCGTTTCCAGGCCAATCAGCTTATACTGATTTAACCTGTTGGGATTGCCGCCGCCTCCCAGCAGCCACGAATTTCCTGAGCCTCCTAGATTAAGAGCACCGGACAAAATCGTCATTTTTACAGTGTAAAAGCCGCTGCTTTGATATGTGTGCGTTGGATTAGTCCCGCTCGATTTTATCTCGGACACTCCGTCTCCCCAGTCGATCAGCGCCTGGTTATTGCTGTTGTAGTCCCCGGAATAGATGGTCACGGACAGGTCGTCCGCTTTCGGCAGGTACAGATAGACATAGGCGCTCCCATCGCCGATTTTCTGCATATCGGGTGGTATCCCCCCGCCTCCGCTGCCGGCCTCGATGGCCTCCAGAATGGCCCTGCCCGTAGCTTCGGTGATGTACATGGTCTGCGGGGCCGCCGGGTTGCTCTGAGGGGGCGTGCCGCCCAGGGCGCGCACAATGGCCCGTCCCGTGGCCTCGGTGATGTAGAGGGTCTGCGGGGCCGCGGGATTGCCCTCCGGGGGCGTGCCGCCCAGGGCGCGCACAATTTCCTGGCCCGTGCCCTCTCTCATATACTGGCTCATGTTACCGCCTCCATCAGGTGTTGTTGATCATGCTGCGAATATAGTCCGCCAGGGTCTGCTGGCCGATGTAGATGTCCCAGGTGTCGGAGATGTACAGCCGTTTGCTCCCGCCCGGGTAGCCGCCGAAGCCCACGGCCTGGCCGATTGGATCCCACACCATGAATGTGCCGCCCGTGGGGATGGTCCGTTCCACGGTCACGCTGCCCCCGGCTGCGTCCGTCAGGGTGTAGCGCACCCGCCATGCGTACTGGCTGTCCACGGTGCCCCCGCCGAAGGTGAAGCCCTGGGCCTGCTGTGTGATGTCCTGATCCACCGCTGTGGCCAGGCTGTCCACGCCGTACTGGATCAGCAGGTGTCCCGTGTTGCCGTCGATCTGGCTCCAGGCCGGGGTGATGGCCGCGTGGATGTATTCGCCCTCCGGATCCGCCGCGCCGGTGCTGTCGCTCCGGTTCTCCTGGGTGTCCAGGCTCGGTGCCAGATAGGCGTAGATCAGCACCTGGGCGGTGGCCGTGGCCGTCCGTCCCCGGCTGTCCGTCACGGTGACGGTGATGGTCCGGGTTTCCGTGGCCGCGCCCTCCGGCAGGTTCGTCAGGGGCTCCGTGGTGTAGCTGGCTGCCGTGGTGGTCACGGTGCCGGCGCTGCCCGTGGGGAAGGTGTAGGTGCTGATGGTGCTGCCGTAGGCCCCTTCCGCCGTGGCGCTGATGCTCAGATAGCCGATGCCCGCCAGCAGCTTGCCGTTCAGGCGTTCCGCCTGCGGGGTCACGGTGATGCGCACCGTGGGCACCACGGCCGGATTCACCCGGATGGTCACCGTTCCCGTGGCGCTGCCGATGAGGTTGTTGTAGCCGTTGAAGCTGTGCAGATACACTGATGCCGTGGCGGTGGTCCCGCTGGTAATCAGCTCCGCCCAGTTCTCCGGGATGGTCAGCACGGCCGCCGGCTCGTCGTCGATGTCCAGGAATACGCTGCGGTCCCCCAGCGTTACCAGGGCCCGCATCCACATGACGCCCTCGCCCTTGCTCACGGTCATGGTCAGGGCGCTGCCGGTGTTCACCGGGTCCGGGCTCAGGGTGTAGGTGCTGGGCTCCTCTGCCAGCTGCCAGGTCACGGTGATGGTCAGCACGCTGCCCGCCGCGATGGTTCCGGCCGTCCCGCCGGCGCCGCTCAAGGTGACCTCCGTCAGGCCCACATACAGGGCCGGCGTGGTCTTCAGGGCCGCGGATCCATCCCCGGTCCAGTAGCTGTTCATGGCGCTGTCCACCAGATACGCCTCCGGGGCGTTGGTCCTGCGGATCCACGTGCCCACGTTTCCCGCGCCGCCCCGGGTGAATGTCAGCACCGCGCTGGTGATGGTATAGGCCGCCGCCGGCCAGGCTCCCGTCTGGGTCAGGGCGAAGCGGCTGTCCGAGCCGGTGACAAATATGGTCCGGCTGCCGGGGATGGCCCCGGTGCTGAAAATCACCTGTCCGGTCGTTGCCATGTCACACCCCCGTCCAGCGGATCAGACCGCCCTCCACATACGCGCGGCAGTTGCCAATCGTGAAGGTTCGCACGGCCACGGCGTCCGAAATGCGCAGCTCCTGGTTGCTCATCCAGGCGATTTTCGTGCCCTGGTTCCAGAAGCTCAACTCGTTTGCCGTGAATTGGGCCATGGCCGCGCCCTGCTGGATTCCCTCCACGGGCTGCCCGTCCACGGTGTAGGTAGCGGATTTCAAATCCTGCCCCACGGCGACGCCGTACACCGGGACGCTGCTCTCCACATACAGCAGGCCGGTTTTGATATACGCTTTTGTCTGGCTGATGTAGCTGGAAAAGTTTACCATGCCTTCCTGCAGGGGCGTGGTTTCCGCGGTGTAGGTGAAATTCTGCACAATGCCCTGGGCCGTGGCCTCCAGCCGGTTCTCCGCCTGCTCCCGGTAGGTGCCGAACTCGCTCCGGGCCAGGTAGTCGCTGCGCAGGGTCTCCCGCAGGGCGTTCAGCTCCGTTTCCACGGTGTCGGCGGTCTTGATGATCAGGCTCCGCAGGCTGTCCGTCTGCCTGGCCATGGCCTGCCGGGCCTGCTTTTCCAGGCCGCCGCCCTTCAGGCCGGCCAGGATCCCGGCCTCCTCCGTGGCGAAGTTGTCCGCGGTCAGGTTCCCCAGGGCGCCGGTCAGCTCCTCGTGCAGGGTGTACAGGTAGCTGTACACCGCCCGCAGGTCCTCCCCGCTGTAGGGCGGCGGGGTCAGCAATACGCTGCTCACGGTCCGTCCGCTCCTCCCATGTATACCATGCCCATGCTGATCAGCTTCACCCGGCCCCGCATGTTCAGCCGCAGCCGGAAGTGGTCACAGCGCCGGGGCAGGATCGGCAGCATCAGGGTCCGGATGGTTTCCGCCGTGCCGGATGCTGGGCCGTAGGCCTCCCCGTGCACGATCCAGCCGCCCTCCAGCTTGTTCGTCCCGTCGTACTGGGCGGCCACGCTCACCCAGCTGTCGGCCCCCAGCTGCAGGCGCAGGTTCATGCGCCCCAGGTATTTCTGGTCCTCGGTCTCATAGCCGAAGGGGCCCAGGATCGCCTGGGCGGTCACCGGCTGCCGGATGCCGTTCACGCCGTTCAGGTCCGCCAGGATATGCCCGCCGCTGTTTGTGATCATGGCGTACAGGCTGTCGTCCTGGCTGGCGAAGTATTCCACCCGGGTGTCCTCCAGCCGGTGCCATACGCCCCGGCCCCCGTCCCATACGTACAGGCGGAAGGTCCCGCTGCTGTCCTCCAGGCTGATGAAATACTTGCTGCCAAAGGCGCCGGCCCGGGCGTTGTGCATAGTTTTCAGCTCCGGTCCCAGGGGCGCCGAGATGGCCTGGGGCAGGGTGCCGTCGTATGCCATGATCTCCGTCCGGCTCTTGTAATACAGGGTTTCCCCGGTGATGACCATGCTGCGCTCGCTGCCCTCTTCCACGCCCCGCAGCACGGTGGTGGTCATCTGGAAGTTGCTGGGCATGGTCCCGGATACCCGGTGCACGCAATTCTCCTTGAAGAAGGTCGGCACGCCCCGCAGTGTGCAGGCCCCGGTGAACTTCCCGTCCGTGCCCACGGATACCGTGTAGCTGTCCGTGGAAAGGCCCATATAGCTCCGCCAGTTTTTGAAGTCCCCCAGCTTGCTGGCGTAGATCTCGTTCAGCACCTGGCCGTCCGCCATGCCGTAGCGGCAGCCCCAAAGCCGGTTGTTGCTCTCGCAGATGTAGTCCAGGTCCGGTATCTCCCGGGCCGCGGTGATGGTCCCGCTCAGGGTCAGGCTGTGGTCCAGGATTCCCACAACCACCAGGTAGTCCGTCCCCCGGGCATAAATGATCATGTCCGTGTCCAGCATGCGCAGCTGCTCGATGGTCGCCTCCGGCAGGCCCTCCGCCGTCCCCGCGGCCGCGAAGCCGTCCAGATGCAGGCTGTCATACTCGGCAAACTGCGCCCCGATGCCCGGGGCCGTGATTTTCAGATAGGTGGTGGCAACCTGGTTCCATTCCCCCGTGGCCGCGCTGAACTGCATCAGAATATGGGTGCTTCCGCTGGTGTCGATCCACAAGGCCCCGTTGGCCGGATCCTCCGGCGCAATGGCGCTCACGGTGATGGTCAGCCCCAGGCTGTCATAGTCCAGCCCGTCCAGCCGGCACATCTGCACCGTGAAATCCCCCAGGCCCTCGCTGCTCCAGCTGGCGTCCATGCTCCCCTGGTCCGTGATGTCCACGGTGTTCAGATACTTCTTGTCCGGCCAGATGCACAGATAGGCGCCCATGCTCACCAGCTGCTTCGGCTGCATGGCCGGGTCCGTGGATACGGTCAGCCCCGTGTCGTAGTCCCCGAAATAGACATGCCCATCGTCGATCAGGCACAGGCTGTCCTTGCCCAGGATTCCCGCCGGGGCCGTCAGGGTTTTCACCAGGCCCATGCCGTCCCAGGTGGCCATGGCCGGATAGTGGTCGCTGGTCAGGTTGCGCTCGTCGAAGGTTTCGCCCTGGCCCGTGCTGTCCGTGGCGTTCAGCCCCAGAAACTCGTTGGTGAAGGCGCGCTGGGGCGGGGCCGCGCTGACCCCCGGCAGATATGGCATGGGCTCACCCCCTCACAGCTCGAACTCCGGTACCGCCGCCTTCGGCATATGGGTCCGGGTGTAATAGTCGGAATAGGTTTGGTATGCGTTGTTGTACAGCTGGCTGTCGTTGGCGTATTTGTCATACTCCAGGTTGAAATAATCAATTTTTGCTGCCAGCCAGTACAGATAGATCTGGTCATACGGGGACGGCACCAGCAGCTCCGTGGTCTGTGTGGTGTCGCTGTCGTACGGCTCCCGGTCCGGCTGGCCTGCCGGCCGTTCGTGGGTCTGCACCAGCTCGATCCACACCATGCCGTCCAGTTCGTTCAGCCAGCCCAGCTTCTGCGCTTCCGTAAAGGAATTTGGCTTCAGCGCGTCGATGCCGGCCAGTGCTTCCGCAATCGTCATGTGCTATCCCTCCCGCTTACAGATCGTTCGGGATTTCCTCCATAGCCTGTTCCACCTGCTCCAGCGCTTTTTCCTTCATGCGCAGCCGCTCATAGACGGGATACGGGACCTGCACCGACTTACCGGTGGGCACCATGAATTCCCGGCCGTTCACGCACACGTACACGCTCTTGTTCTCGTTCGCGCTCGCACGCGGCAGGCGGATCTCCCGCATATCCTGCCAGCTGTAGGGCTCTGCTGCCGCCGCGCTCACCGGCGCCGTGGTCATCTTTTTGGCCATTATTTCAACCTCCGAATTTGTCAGAATGCCGAGGGCTTGACCGTCGACCCCGGCAGCCCCTTCGGGCTTGAATGAATTTGGGGGCCAGGGGCCGCAGCCCCGGCGCCTTTCCAGGGGGACGGGGGGATGCTTTCCCGCGGAAAGCGTCCCCCAGCGCCCTCTAATCGGTTCCCCCTCCCACGCATGGGAGGGGGTCAGGGGGTAGGCCTTAGGCCTTGGCAGTCACGGTCGCGGTGCCGTAGGCAACCACGCGGTTATCGCTGTTGATGCTGATGATGGTGATCTTCTTGCCGGTCGCCGCCGTGATGTCAGCGGAGCCGTTCCAGCCGGTCCAGGTGAAGTCCGGGATCTCGCCGAAGCCGATCACCGCCGCCGTGTCGTCCACCTTGTACAGGTAGCTATTTCCGGTTGCCGGCGTATAGCCGCTGATGGTGATAGCGGTATCACCGGCCGCCGTTCCGGCCGCGCTGGCCACGCCGATGGTCAGCAGCACGCCCTGGTCGTCCTCGTCGTAGGCGTAGTTCGCCTCGTCGGTGCTGCTGTACGCGCTGTCACTCTCGATAATCACGTAGCGCTCCGGATACAGGATGGCCGTCGCCGTGGTGAATTTCGCGCCCACGGTGCTGAACTGATTCAAGGGGCCGCCGGCCTGGGCCTTGTCCTTGATGATGGTCTCCATGCCCGCGCCGGCCGGATCCACCACGCCGAAGGCTTCCTTGCCGAAGAACATCGTCAGATAGATCTTCCCGTTGGTCGCGTCCATAACGGGCGCCAGCGTGGATTCCACGAAACGCACGCCGTGCAGCTCGCCGATCTCGCCGTTGAAGATCTGCGTGGTGGCCGCGTACTGGTGGAAGTTGATCCACTGGTCGCTGCTGCGCAGGTCGTAGCTCACGGACGGATGGATCACGGCCACGTACTTGCCGCCGCTGTGGGGTTCCACGTTCTTCTTCCGCAGCTGGGTCACGGCCTTGTTGACCATATCGGGGGTCAGCCGCGCCTGGTTGCCGCTGGTGCCCATGGCCGTCACCAGCGCCGCATGGCTGGACGGGGTGGACACATAGCTGCCGCTGTTGTACACGTCCGCGTAGATGACGTTGGTGTTGGTGGCCAGCACGTTGCGGCAGAGCTTCTCGGCAGACTTTGCGCCCGCCGCGCCCAGCTCTTCCACCGCGCCCATGATCACGTCATCCACCGCGTGCAGCTCCAGTCTGTCGGAAATGGTCGCGTACTGACCGTACTGCTTCGTGGGCACCGTGATGCTGGTCATGCCCAGGGTCTTGCCGGTGGGGATCACGCCCTCGGTCAGCTCGTCAAAGTCCGGCAGCGTGTTCCACTTGCGCCACTCGATGCTTTTCCCGGCATTGGCGGGCAGGGTGAACTTCCGGCCCAGCTGCTGGTAATACATCTTTTCACGGGAGTTTTCCAGCAGCTGGGTGTCGTAGAAGGTTTTCATGGTCGGCGCAAGCGCCGTGGTGGTCGTGGTCGCCCCCGTGTAGGCGTTGGCCGTGCCGGTGCTGGTGTTCACAACGGCGCCTCCCTGGCCGCCGCTGTCAGGCGCCAGGAGGATAAAACTCTTCAGGAAATCAAACATGATTCTGCCTCCTTAAAACTCGATCTTCTCGCCGCGGCGCGCGCGCTCCCGGATCTCGTCAAAGTCAGCCTTGGTCAGCTTGCTGGGGTCGCTGCGCACCTCCACGCCGGCGGTGCTGCCCACGCCGTTCTCCCGGGGGAAGCTTTTCCCCGCCTGGATTTTCTGGCTTAGCATTTCCGCCGTCTTCTGGCTGGCAACCTGCATGGCCATGGGCTCGATCTCCCGGGCGTGCACCACCCGGTAGGCCGTCATCACGTCCACGCCGCCCTCCGGGCTGGTCAGCCGCCGGAAGGTGTCGTTCTGCAGCTCCTTCCGCAGGTCGAAGCTCGGGAAAACCTGCTTCACCTGCTCGCCCTGCTGCACCAGGTTCTGGATATGCTGCTGAAACAGCATTTCCTCGGTGCTCTGCTGCTGCCGGGCGCGCATTTGCTCGTTGTCCCGCTGCAGGTTTTTCAGCTGCTTCAGCGTCTCCACGGGAATTCCCTTCTCCAGGGCCTCCTCCTCGTAGAGGCTGTCGTCGTCCCGCAGCTTGTTCAGCAGGGCCTCGGTGTCCCCCGCCTTGGTGCCGTACTTCTGGGCCAGGATCTCCAGCAGGGGGTTCAGGTTCTCCAGGGTCTGCTCCGCCGCCTTGCTGTTTTTCAGCCTGTTCTTGACGATGTTCTGGGTGTCCGCGTCAAAGAAAGATTTGAACTTCCCGTTCCGCAGCTCGTTCCATTCGCTCTGCAGGTCCTCCGGGGTGGGTTCTGTCTGCGCCGGGGCGTCCGGCGCCGGGGCCTCCTCTTCCGGCTGCTTTCCGTAGATCACGCCGGCAAGGCCCTTTTTCGCCCCCTGGTTTTCAGGCGCGGCGGCCGCCTGGGTTTCGCCCGTGCTGGACGCAGCTGCCTGGGCGCCCCCGTCTCCGCCCTCCGCAAACAGCTGCAGGTTCAGCTTCATCCGCTCGTCCATTTGTCCTCCTCTGTGGGTATAGCCCACGACTCTATGTTCATTGTAGCAAATAAGTTTTCGTTTGTAAGTCTACCGGAAAGCGGGGAACCAGGGGGCTTTCCGGTCGCCCCCTGGACCCCTTCGGGCGGGATGTTGCCGGTGGCTTTCCGATCGCCCCCGGCGCCCCTTCGGTGCTGTAAATTACTTAAGGCT